TAATATTAGACTTTTCTGATTTAGTTACTTTACGGCCTCAACTATGACATTCGCGCCCGATTCTTTTCGATAGCATAGCAGGCAATCCATACACTTTCGGCCAGTACAGTTCTGTTTTATGTCCGAACCTTTGTCTACGTTATTGAATACCTTGTGAAACGCTCTGGGTACGCCTATAACGCGATCTATGCGCGGGTTGCTGAATATCAGTATCAGGTTATCGGGCAATTCGCCTTTGAACTGGCGTACAATTGAGGCGCGTTTCGTCCATAATGCAAAGTTACAATGTGGATTCTTTCTGGCGATGTTTATTATATTCTGAAAATGTGCTGTATTGATTAATTCCCCGTGGCCGTTAAACCTAAAAAATGCCTGATTAATGATCGGCAATAAATCCCAATCTATCAGTTCAGACAGTAGCCTAGAATTATGCTGAAAGGCCGGTACGCATGATTTCCTATATGTGGATAACATCTTGTGCGAGTAGCATTTCCCACAGATAGTATCAGTTTCTTTCTGACGGATACAAAAATCATTTGTAGTTGTATCAGTATTGATCGCACCAATACCTAAAAGTTTGCCGCTCATTTTGCTGAGTTTGATTTGCTCAATCATTGTCTAATTCCCCAATTGTTTCGGTTATTTCCTTGATTGTATCATTACCCCATAATCCACCTGAATGTGCGCGGTATTGCTCGACTGGCTTTTGGGGCTTTAGGCGCGTAACAGTCAAGCCGTTTTCATCGATGTAAGTGTATTCAATTTCCATCAGTCTTCTCCTTGATTAAATTTTCACTTTCCAACGGTCTGGGATGGTCGCCTTCACAACCGCAGGTATTCTGCCCATCATTGTAAATGCAACCAGTGTGGTCGTTGATACACCACCAATCCCCAGCGCTCACTTCGAGAAACGCCTGCTTCTTGTGCTTCGCAAACGTCCAAGGCCACGGGCTATCATCCCATTCTCGTTCGCAAGGTAATCCGCTAGGTTCATCTTGTCGTGCGTTAGTCATGTTGTTATACCTCATATTTATCAGTGATAGTTTCGACTATTTTCGTTGTGGTTTTGTCGGTACTATAATCCGCGACAACATATTCTGGCTCGTTACCGTAAACAAACATCACCATTCCGGTATCATCATCACTATTCCAGTACAGGTAATCGGCATCGGTATGGCCCATTGATTCCAGAATGTTTTTGGCGTTGTCTGATTTCAGTATTACAGTTTCTTCACCATCGTCAATTGTGATCGTTTTGGCGGTATCGCTCAGAATTGCGTTGATAATGTCCGCGACTATTTTCCGTTCAATTGGATGCATTAGTGTTTCCTTATTTGTTTATATTGGGGCAGGGTTGCCCGAAAGCGCATTATCCACATTGACCAGATACATTCAAGTCGTTTGTTTTTATAGGGGCATAAGGTTAGTTAATGGGTTATGATTGTACATTGTGAGTCCACACTCACGCTCACCCCAGACCATCGCACAGCACAGCCAGCCTATCATATTAGTATATGGTTGAATACTGGTAACTGCATTGTCGATCAACCCTATATAGTAGCAAGACTGGTACAGTATTGGTTTAACCCTCCTTTGTGGGCGCATCCTGTGACCCCCATGCACCCCCTTTTTTTATAATGTTGATCTATTATATTCTATCCACTCACCATCAGGACATTTAACCCTTCATAAGAATTCACTAATATGGACGAAGAAGAGCGAAGATCACTGGGAGAAATACTGATGGCCTCGTTAGCGGGGATAGGAGGATCATTTACGCCAAGAGAAGGTAGTATATTTGATGCTGTTGAGGGAGTTCCGGGTGAAATTGCTAACCTTTGGAATACTCCGGTAGCCCAATCAGATAATCCGGGGGCATTTTGGAGAGGGTTAGATACGGTAATTGGTGTTCCGTCTAGGGCATACAGAAAGGGTGTTTCAGAACTCCCCATAACTGGAATGAATATTGGGCCTCAAGCGGTTGGATTAATGGCTGGCGCAATAACAGACCCAATAAAAAAATATGTGGATAAAGAGCCGGTAACCGTAGGAGATACAATAATAGCGGGTACTACAGCCGCTCCTTATGCTGGTCATGCCGCAAGGTTAGGTACTAAAGTAGCGGGAACAGCGGCTATGGGAGGGGCGAAGGTTGCCCAAAACCTAACGGGTGCGAATATCGTACCAACAGTAGCAAAAGCGGTGGGAGGTCGCAGACTTTCTACTGGTGAATTGTGGTTACCGCAATATAACACTAGGAAGGATAGTACAACAGGTAAGAAATTTCAGGCGGAATTTGAAGCCCCACCAGTCCAAGGTCGGGGTGGGTGGTATGGCGGAGTTGCGAATAAATTAAACCATCTGGATGAGATGTTCCAAAGGGCGGGTACTGGACAGGGGGTGGACAGTCCATTACTCATGGACAACGAAATGCAATCGTACCTGACCTCTCTTGGTGATGATTTATTACAGGTATCGCAGCCTTCTCTGGTTACTGGCGGTCATAGCGTAACAGGGCAAGTAATGAGGCCAGCGGGGTCTGACGCGCTTGTGGCTCAAGTTTTGCAAACCGCTGACACTGCTATGAGGTATTTCCCAGATCATCCAGAATCAATAAGGTTAAATAGAATTGTAGATGAAGTTCTTAGGAATAAGGTAAACACAACAGTAAGCAAGATGTCTACAGAACCATCCGTTATTAGGGAGGTTTTGTCAGATGGATTAGGGCCGGATATGACAGATGATGTGCTGTCAAAACACCTTATTCCGTTTATCAAAACAGATTTAAGCCTAACAAAAACACAACCACATAAGAATGTGAGAATAGCAAGCAAACCTTTTTATAAGCCAAATCCGTCTGGAGATTCCGCGTCAAAAGGTTACTCAGTAGACAAGGATACAGGAACCCCCAAAATAGAACCAACCAGTAAATTGTGGGATTGGAATGGGCGGCTTCCGGTAATAAGGGAAGTTAAGATGTTAGTCAACGGAGGGGTAACAGATAAAAAAGAAATCATAGAAATATTGATGGGAAGAAATGATGCTATAAAATCGGCTTATTTAGCCAGAAACGAACCTATACCTACGATGAAAAATCAACTGAAAGGTTTGGCGAAAGGAAAGGCTAAAAATATCCTTAAAAAATATGAGGATACTATAATTGGAAACGCCGCAAGGAAATTAGCAGATAGTCGTTCTATAAAAAAGACTTTAGAGTTTCTGAAAAAGGCTTATAGGGTAGACAATGTTGATTTAGATCAGGCTAAGGCATTAAATGAAAGGCTCTATAATAGAGAGATATTAGAAAAGTTAATTGTAGACGATGGAAATCATATAAGCGTTTCTCAATGGGTACTTGGAGAAGATACTCTTTTAGCGACATACCCAACCAGAATGATACTAAACAAGAATGATGGGACAGGCGCTTATGTATTGTACGACCAAATGGCCCCCGGAGTCCCAATTCCCGGTATGCAGATGGTGTCAAATGTAGGCTCTGATACACACTCTTTATATATGGATATAATTCCAGTTTCGAAAACGGATTTAAAAGGTGAGCCAAACGTATTTGGCTTGAGTGCAGAAGGCGCATTTAATATTCCTAAAAAACAGGGAAGTCCTGCACATCAAACTGGAGAATTTCAAAGCATTTACCCAAAATTAAGAGAGAATTTACTGGGATTATGAGAACAGATAAACAAAACACATTCATAGACCAATACTGTCTACATGGTAATGCCGCTAAAGCCGCACAACTAGCAGGGTATTCCCATCCCAAACAAAGAGGTTACGAGTTAAAAAACCAGTTCTGTAGAGAGATAGAGGAGCGTACACGCAAGTTAATACAAGACTGCGTACCCGGTGCTTTATCGCAACTGAAATCTCTTTCAGAAGGCGCGGAGAGCGAGTCAGTACGCCTTGGCGCTGTGAAAGATATACTGGACAGGGCTGGTCTTAAACCTACTGAGAAGATCAAGCAGGAAGTGTCACACGTTGAATCTCAATCCACTGAGGAACTTCAACGCGAACTAGAGGCTTTAATTGGAACAAAGCATTGAGAAAGCCGTAGAGATAGCAAGAGAGTTAAGAAAGCGAGAACGCTTTAACAAGATAGATTTCTACGACCCATACCCGTATCAGGAAGATTTCCACTCCACAGGCGTAGGAGCAAACCAACGCCTACTGATGGCGGCAAACCGCATTGGAAAGTCTTACTGTGGGGCCGCAGAGATGGCCTATCACCTAACAGGGCTATACCCTGACTGGTGGAGGGGTAGGAGATTTAGAAACCCCATTACAGCATGGGCAGGTGGTGTATCGAATGAAACCACCAGAGATATTGTACAAGCAGAATTATTGGGTTCCCCCGATGACCCCGAAGCCTTTGGCTCTGGCGCGATTCCTAAACATACAATTATAAAGACGGAACGCAAACCCGGAGTGCCAAACGCCAAGTCCGTAGCCCTCATACGGCATATTTCCGGTGGGAACTCTTCTTTACACTTTAAGGCCTACGAGATGGGCGTAGAGAAGTGGCAAGGTCGTTCAGTAGACGTTGTATGGTTGGATGAGGAACCATCCAGAGAACTATACTCCCAGAGCGTAACACGAACGCTAGACAGGAGGGGGATGGTTTACATGACCTTCACCCCTGAATCTGGTATGACCGAAACGGTTGCCGCCTTTATGAATAACATAAAGAAGGGGCAGAGCCTGACCAACGCCACATGGGATCACGCCTCTGAGAAGATAAAGTCTAAGAACGGAAAGGGCGGGCATCTCTCTGAGGACGCGATGGAGCAGATTCTCTCTGCATACTCCCCGCATGAGAGGGAGATGAGGAGATACGGCAGACCATCTATCGGCTCTGGTCTGATCTTCCCCGTCAATGAAGAAGAATTGATGTGTGATCCAGTGGAAATAGAGGATCATTGGCCCCGTATAGCGGCAATAGATTTTGGTTGGGATCACCCCACCGCAGTGGTATGGTGCGCTATAGACAGGGAAGAG